GATAAAATACTACCGAACACTAAATCATGATGGGTTGGTGGTTTATTCTTTGACCCAATTAACTCATCTCCCCATGCATAACTACATCCCGCTACTAATAACATCTAAGTGTCCTCTTAACTGTTCAAAGTCGATTTTAGTATCGTGGGAAAATGGAGTCAAATCAAAATCTTCTGGTACACCCATATCTTTTAGGGATACTGGACGATTACTCATTAAAATATATTCACCATCAAACAACGCTATCTCATCGTCCATGTATCTTGGTTCATCCCAGAATGGGCATTCTACCTTCATACGACCATCCTCAAGGGTTGTCTCATAAAAGTCATCGCATAGTACCCCTAATGAATTAGGAACATGTACCGTATCTTTGTCTACACGGTTTATTAATAAGGGAATAGCGGTATCAATACTACCATAATGTGACTGAAAACAAACATTGTATTCTCTCGCAAGGTCAACAAAGTCTGCATCCATTAGGAATCCACACATGTTAATATTGACAGTTCTCTTGAATGCACCCCCAAAACTCTCTAGAAAATCAAAGAGAACATTCTTATTAGGCATCATAATGTTTGATGGAGGATTGTCCGATAAATCTTTCAGACCCTTCAGATAATCCCAATCTTCTTCGTGCGACCCATCATGACCCAGTGCAAAAGAACTATGTGAGTATGCATTCATAAGTGCGGGTAATAGATGCGTCATGATTGCGGATGCATGATGTAGATTTCTAGAATGAATAACCTTTGCATCATGTCCAAACCAAAATATATCTATATTACGTTTGGCGATTGCCATTGTTTCTTGGTGTGAAAACAATATTGGTCTAGATGCTTTGGTTGTCCCACTGGTAGAACTTATTAAGAATGTGTCTTCTGGATATACCAACTCACCTTTGATATCTCTATCAGACGAATCTTCCATGACATCAATACAAATACCACCATATTGTTTTATCATCTCATCGTGAAGACCATTATAGACTTGTGTGGTATCTTCTTGAGAACTGTAGATAGTGAAATCACTCGGGCCATGGAGTGCAAGTTTAGTAAATGGTAGGGATTCGATTGTTGCGGGACTATTGAGGATAAAGACTTTCAATCCTAGTTCTGCACATGCAAAGATAGAAGCGATATGTTTTATATCAACTACCATAATACCGATAGTTACTATATCACCCTTTCTTGCACCCGCATCCCAGAGTAAATTCTTTATCTTGTTTATTTCTAAACATACGGTTTTTTTACCGACATTATCATATACAAACCCACGTCCATGGGAAATTGCATCACGATTTAATATGTTTTGCATGAATCTTACAACCTATAAACTCATTATAATACTCATCACTCAACAAAACATCATATTCAAATTGTAGTTTCGCTTCGTAGTATGAACACTCACCTTTAGTACGACATAGTCTTAGAACGGTTCTCTGGAAGTCCTGACCCCCTTCTACGAGTGTTTTTACTGTTTCTGACGAACCATAGTAGTTCCGCCAGTCAGATTGAACCCTTGTTCTTTTGCGTCTTTTTCTTGTTTTCGTAACAGGAAGTATCTTAGGTTTCCAGAAGAATTTCTTACCGATATACTTCTTACCTGTTGATACTTCTGTAACGCAATAGACGAATCCTTGATATTGTTCCAAGAACTCTTCTTCGGGTTCGAACTCGTTATTTTCGTATATCCACATACGAGTATATATAACTAGTCTATCGCTACCCCACACATAGGACAATATTGGGGTTCTTCCTCGCAATCCTTTACGAGTACTTCCGTCACAGTTTCACAAAGAGTGCATTCTAAGATGTAGGTTTCATCTTCTTCCACTATGCGGCACAACCAGTCCCATCCAATCCGCAACTCTCTGGTTCTTCTGTCCAACCCCAGTCACCTTCCATTCCATTAACGGAATACTCAGTGACTCGTTTCTCGAAGAAGTTATCGTGGGATGCACCATTTAATACCCAGTCTAACCAAGGTAGTGGATTATCCTTTACTCCAAACTTAGGTTTCATACCTAGTTGTAGTAATCTACGGTCTGCAATGTGACGGATGTATTGTTTAACATCTGCCTCAGATAGACCTTCGATATCACCAGACTTGTATGCAAGAGTAATGAATCGGTCTTCTAACTTAACGGCATTACGTGCCATCTGATAGATTTTAGACTTCAATTCATCGTTTACAATACGTGGATGTTCTTCACAGAACTCTCTAAAAAGTTTTGCATTACCCTGTACGTGAATAGTCTCATCTCTGATAGACCACTCTACAATCGTACCCATACCTTTCATCTTACCGAAACGTTGAAAGTTTAACAACATTACAAATGATGCGAACAATGACATACCTTCGTTGAATACAGATTGTGCAAGTACCAATGCAAGACCTGTCAGAGAATTGATATCACCTTGAGACATGAAGTCAATCTTGTCTGCCATCTCTTTGTATTCCATGAACGCAGAATGTTCTTCGTCTGGTAATCCCAGTGTATCATTCAACAATGCATATGCACGTTGATGTACACCTTCACGGTTTGCAAATGAAGACAACATGTTACGAATCTCGTTGTTCTTGAACTTAGGGATTAACAGTTCGTGGTAGTTCTCACCCACTTGTACATCTGACTGAGTAAACAATCTTAATACTTGAGTGATAAATTCTTTTTCTTCTCCACTCAGTTTGGTTCTCCAGTCTTGGATATCTTCGGATAGTTCCGCTTCATCTTCAACCCAATGAACCTCTTCGTGTTTCTTTGTTAATTCTACCGCCCAAGGGTAGAGGAAAGGTTTATATGTTTTGCTAAATTCTAATAATGCCATCTGTTATCCCTCGCAAGCACGACATTCATCGTCTTCGTTTGTTTCTATTGGTTTGTTTAAATATTCCATCAATTCTTCGTACCCACCGACATATTCACCTTCGATGTAAATCTGAGGAACGGTTTTTACTTTACGTCCTGTTACTTCTGCGGCAGTCTTACCAATATCCTTGAGGTCAATCTTATCATAAGGTATTCCTCTTAGTTTTAGTTCTTCCATTGCCATAGAACAGAAAGGACAATCTGCTTTACTATAGACTATAGAACGAGTATCACCCCCAAGTGCAACTCTTTCTACTTTTTCTGATACATTCTCTGCACGTTGTTTAGACTCTGTTCTTAGGTAATATAAACCTTTGAGTCCATCACTCCATGCTTTTAGATGCACCTTGTTTACATAAGACTTCTCACAACCAGTCGGGAAAAATAGATTCACTGACTGACCTTGACAGATATATTCTTGACGTTCAGATGCATGGGTAATAATCCATGTCTGGTCAAGTTCATCCGCAGTCCTATAGATTGCCTTTTCACCTTCAGTAAGGAATGGTAAGTGTTGTACCGAACCTTTTTTAGTTATAATAGATGTCCAAGTAGATTCATTATTCTCACCTTTTTCATCTAGTAATCTGGTGAGGTATTTATTCTTTACAAGAAATGAACCCGCACGTGTACGATGTGTATATGCATTTGCCTTCAATGGTTCAATAGAAGGACTTGTTGCTAAGATTACGCCAGACGAGGCATTTGGAGCAATAGCAAGAAGGTGGGAGTTTCTTCTTCCAGACAGTTCCCCATCTGGATATTCCCCACGTTCTTCTGCGAGCAATTCAGTTTCCAGTACTGCTTCTGATTTAATGTGAGCAAACACGGTTCGATTAATCTCTCTAGCGGACTCAGACTCCCATGCAACTCCGTGTCGTTGCAAGAGAGAATGGAATCCCATTGCTCCGATTCCAATACTTCTTTCTCTTTCTGCGGAATACTTTGCTCTTGATATTGTATCGGGGGCGTTTTCAATAAAGTACTGCAAGACATTGTCAAGCATCCTAGTAATATCACGAACGATTGTCGTATCTTTCCAGTCATCATAATACTCCAAATTTAATGAGGACAAACAACATACCGCAGTCCTGTCTTCGGATGTCGGTAAATGTATTTCATTACATAGGTTAGACCCATGTATCTTTAACCCCTTTTCTTTAAGAGGTTCTGGTAGACCCGCATTTGCGGTATCAATAAAGTTTAGGTAAGGTTCACCTGTACGGAAACGAATCTCTATTAGACGTTCCCATAATTTACGTGCATCAATAGATTCTTTGACTGTTCCATCTTTAGGGTCACGTAGGTCAAACGTATCATTAGACATTACCGCATTCATAAACTCATCTGAGATATTGATTGCATTGTGTAAGTTTAATGCTTTACGTTGTACGTCACCTGTAGGTATACGCATGTTCATGAATTCTACAATATCAGGATGTGATATATCCATGTATGCGGCATAAGAACCCTTTCTGGTCTTTCCTTGACGATATGCAATCATATCTGCATCAACAGTATGTAGGAACGGAATCGGGCCAGGCGCTATGTCTGATACGGTTCTTACATCTGACCAATGACCACCAACACCACCACCATAGACAGACAACCATCTCAACTCAGATGAGTGACCGATTAATCCTTCGAGGGTATCTGGTACATAGGTTAAGAAACAAGAGATTGGCATCCCTTTATCTTTCTTAGTTTCTCCATTGGGTGCATTAGATAGCACAGGGGAGGCGAACATAAACCATTTATTACTTACATAATCATAGAGACGTTGGGCGAGTTCATCGTCCATTTCTTTTTTATACTTAGACCAAGCTTCTGCTGCTCGTCTGAATCCTTCTTGAGGACTTTTTTCATAATCACGTAAGTAAAAATCTTTTAACATTCCTACTGCATATTCTTCTAGTAGGGCATCTTTCTTCTTATCAAGTTTGACGGGCATTTCTTTTACTTTTCCATAGAGTATAGTTTTTCAGGGGGTAATATTATATATACCCCTGAGTTTTTTCAGTTATTGTATTATACCCAATTAAGGGTAAAATGTCAAGTTATTTCTGAAGTCTTTTATCGATTGCTCTAGAACCGAACCAGAACGAAATAATTGCGGCAAAAATTGCCTTGGTATCACCATCCCAAAGAAGACCTAAAGACTCTTGAAGAGGTAATCCACTATTGAGTGCTTCCCTCAAAAGAGCAACTTCGATTGCACAAAACAATCCAAAGAAACAGTATGTGATTACAGGACGTACAGACTTCTGTAGACCCGAAATAATACCAGTACCTTGGTTGATTGAGATGTCATGTTGAATCAGTCGGTCATGCTCTTTATCAGCACCCATCTGTTCATACATTTTGATTTCATGGTCATAACCCTTTGCACGGAGTTCTGCCATCTTTTCCATTTTTTGTAGTTCGAACTTGTTGTTTGACTTTTGTTTAAAGTGGTCTGTGATTGCGGGTACAACTGAACCCCCAAAACCTAGCACACTACCTAATAATCCACTTAGCATTATTTACTCCAACGTTTTCTCATTTCTTTAAACCTAGAAAGTACTTCTGGTTTCTTCTTCTTCTTCTTTTTCAAATGGACAGGGACAGTCGTACTATCATCGCCAGCACCCGCAACGGCACTGGTTGTCATGTCCTCTTCGAAATCTCTGAATTTTTTCATCTGGTTAACTCCCCAGTTGTAAAATACACTTCACTCATTGATGCAAGGTGTATTCCTTTGTAGATGTCGATACCTAAAATCTCATCAAAGGGGTATGTATCTTCTTCTACTCTTATTTTATCGTCTTTATGGACTTCTCTACACAAACCATTCATGGTATCATGTTTGATACGATAAATGCCAGGCGACAATTGTTTATCATTTAAGACAAACCATTGAGAATTCTCTGCAAGTACATCAAGGATATCAATCCCTGTTTCTGCATGTATGTCCATAATATGTGAATCTTTTAATTCACCGTGTTCTTTAATAAGGGCAAGAGCAGCACCATATCTTGCAACTACGGATGAACCGCCTGGCGCTTTTGCCATAATCTTTTTAAGATTGAATACAAGACGATGGAAGGGTGTGTAATGAGAACGATATGCTTCACGGTCATCAGTACTATTCGTATTGAAGTCCTTACGTTTCTTACCATTCTCATCAATAATACCCGCCTCGAATGCTTTGGTTTTCTCAATTGGAGTAACCAATAGTTTCAAGAATCGAATCGTGTATACTAAGTCTGCTGCTGTTTTTAATAATCCCATAGTTCTATTTATACTCTAAAAAACTTTTAAATTAGATATGTTGTGATATATCTCGTCCAACAGTTGCATCAAAAATATTTAAAAGTATTGGTTCATATACCGCATATAATACATCTTTATGTGGTGTCTGAAAGTCATAATCAAACCTTTTTAACAACTCTCTTTGTATAGGTGAGTCCATAGAATCACCCAGAAGGAATGACTTGGGTGTCTTAAACACTTCATGATATATCCTTCTGTCATTATATAGAGATGCAGTAAGTACATCATTGTTTACACTGATACTACGACTATAAAGTTTTGGAGTCAAAAGTTTTAACATATTGTACTCTGCATTCTCCCAGTCTATGTCCTCAACAATCCACTCCTTGAACCATTCGTCTAGATAGGTTTGTGTAGTCTTGTGTGTACCCAGTGTATAGGATGCACCATAATGATGCGTCTTCTCATCAATAATATTTTGAATTGCAGCTTCTAGATATCTTTCATTCTTATGTTCTACCATTAACATGTGTAGATGTGGAATCAAATCACGGAAGAACATCTCATCTCCGTTAACTCCATACATAACAATATCAGGTTTTACTTTACAGTCTGCAACCATCTTCATCGTAGGTAAGATAGAACCCCATCTCGTACTACTATCTTTCATATAATCTTTAGTGTGTTGTATTGATA